ACCAAGAAGGATCAGGCACAGCGTTCGATATATTAGACCCTGCCAATGCTCGACGAGCTATATCAGGATTACTACCTGACGGATTAAATGGTTTGTCGAAACTAATTCCTAACATAGGATTTACTGGTGGTGATCCAGGTGGCAGTGCCGCGGCCGCAGGTGAAGATGATTGGCGTGTTCGACTAAGTCTAGCTGACAATGCTAACATATTTTATAAAGCCTCAAATCAAAATTCAATAATGGCTCCGTTAATTGAAACCAACGGAGTTATATGGCCGTATACACCAACCATCCAAGTAAGTCACGTAGCTAACTATTCAACATCCGTGCTTACACATAGTAATTATTCCGCACACTTCTACAACAACTCAGATGTGAGTGACATCTCAGTGACAGGAGACTTTACTGTACAGAGTGTGGACGAAGGCCAGTATTTGATGGCCGCGATATATTTCCTAAGATCAGCAACCAAAATGTTCTTTGGACAGGGTGCTAACGTTGGTAATCCCCCACCGGTACTATACTTAGATGGATATGGTAGTCATTATTTCCCACACGTACCTTGTGTGATAACAAACTTTACACATAATCTTGCCAACGACGTTGACTACATACAAGTTCCAATAACGCAGACTACCTTAGAAGATATAGGAACAACAACAGCGGCTGATAATCCAAACAGTGGTGTTAACTATCTTGACAATGAAGGTATGAAATATGTTCCTGACTTAGGTCGCGGTACCAGCAACAAAGGAGCAAGACAATCACAGAAATTTAACAGTATAACATCAACTACTAGAGTGCCAACAGCTAGTACGGTAACAGTAACATTGAGACCAGTGTACAGCAGAGCTAACCTACATAACAACTTTAATCTCAATGATTTTTCACAAGGATTGTTGGTTGGTAATAAGAAAAAAGGTTTTGGAGGGTTCTTATAATGCCTGCGGCAAATTACAAAAAAACTAGCCCATATACGGATACTGAAGTTTACTCATTCTTTTTAGATGTAGCAAACATTCCTGACATACCTAAAGACCCTAGTGATGTACAATATAAAATCGATAATATCTATCAACATAGACCCGACTTACTGGCCTATGACTTGTATGGTGATAGTTCTCTTTGGTGGACTTTTTCTATTAGAAATCCTAACATATTACAAGATCCAATATATGACTTCTTGCCAGGAGCAACCATATACATTCCAAAAAAGGAAACTCTGACTACAGCGTTAGGGTTATAAAAAATGGCATTTAGAACAGCCGACGAAAATTTAAAAAATAATATTTCTCCACTGCTAACAACTGAAGAGAAACTAGACTTTACCGACGAAGACAATCTGAATAGAGAAACAGGACTCGATCAAGGTGTGGAGCCGGCTGTTTCGACTGCTGTTGAACCAGAATCTGAGATTGTAAGTAATCCCTTAGGCACTATCAAACTTGACTCAATTGACGTTAAGGAAAATTACGCCTCAGAGAATCCAGATGTAGACATATCAAAACCAATACCAAATCCCTTGCATGAATTTGCTAGCTATACCTATGGGCTAAGCCTAGCATTAATGACAGCAGAAGAATACAACAATCTCGTAAAAAATGGATTTAACGCCAATTACACTCCTAACAGAGTATTGATAGCAAGTGCCGGTAGACACAACAACGAAGTAGGAACAGATAGAGAATTTATACGTGCACCATATTTTGAAGATGATTTTTATTTTGATGGATTTGATTTAGAAACTGTTATAGGATTAAATGCACAAAGTAGAAACAGTAATGCTGTACATTATAATTTTACACTGATAGAACCATACGGATTTACATTGATAGATAGAATTGTCAGTCTGACAGATGACCTCGGTGTTGCAAACTATTTAGATATGCCTTATATGTTGCAGATTGATTTCTTTGGTATAGACGATACTGGCAAGATTACTGGATTAATACCCGACACAACTAAAAGAGTACCTATTAGATTAAACAAGATGGATGTGGGTATCACACAAAAAGGAGCAGAGTATAAGATAGAGGGAGTTCCTTACTGCCATTCAGCATACGATCTTAGTACTGTTACTACTCCTGCAAATTTTGAAGTCAAAGCAAAAACTGTAGCAGAGTTTTTCAGTAGTAATACCCCTTCTTCAGAATCTGAAACAGCAGAAACCGAAAGACAAACAACACCCGATGGCCAATTTTTTAATACCAACAATGTGCCCAGCAGTCTTTTGGGTACACAAAGTAAAATAGATTTTGGATTAATTAACAGCTACGGCACAGCACTAAACAATTGGCAAAAAGCGGCGGCTGATGCAGGAAAGATTGGCAAAAAAGACGTATATCTTTTTAAGTTTTTAGACGATGACATAGCTAACAGTCTGTTCACAGATCAAGCTATATCAAGCCCAAAAGATACAGGTATGTCTCAGATAGGGTCAGTGAAAAATTCTATTTACAAATCAAACACTGGACAAAACACAAGTGATTATGATGCTAATTTTAGAATATTCCAAGTAAACGCAGGAACCTACATAGATAGAGTTATAGCTTGGGTAATACGTAATTCAAAATGGATGACCAATCAGATCGTGATTCCAGATGGTAAGGATGCAAAAACTTATCTAGAACAGCAAGCAAAGCTAAAAAATGAAACATTCTATTGGTTTAAGATTACTACAAGTATCAAATTACTTGAGTTTGACCAAACAAGAAAGATTTGGTCTAGAGAAATAACATATAACATACAAAAATACGAAATAAAAAACGCCAAGTCAGATCAGGTAGGGCAAGCTCAAGTAAAAAATCCAGTAAAGGCTTATAATTATATCTATACTGGAAAAAATGATGATATCTTAGACATTGATATAAAATTTAATGCTCTCTACTACAATGCACTTACGATTTATAAAACCCATTTGTCTAGCGTAGTTCGCCCAGCAGATATCAAAGAAACAAAGGATAAAAATAATCCAAGCAACTATAAAGGGCAAAATCAAGATCCTAATGCTATAATGCCAATGGTAATGAAACCAACAACTTACAACTCGGGCTCAACAAACAGCTCTGGTTCAACAACAGCTGAACAGTTAGCCAAAGCCGATATTGAAGAAAGCTTAATGACCATGGCCCAAGCTGATATGTTGAACATTGAGTTAGACATCATCGGAGATCCTACCTTTATTAAACAAGACGAAATATTCTGGACTCCAGCTATAGCAAGTGAATATGCTAACGAAGACCCTAGATTAACATATGACGGCAGTTTAAAAATGGACAAAGGCGAAGTATATGTTAGCCTTATATTCCGTACTCCCACTGACAGAGATGATGAAACAGGACTAATGAAATTTGACAGCAAATACCAAAGGAGTTTGTTCTCTGGCATATATCGCGTATTAACAGTAACAAACAAATTTAGATCAGGACAATTTACACAAACCCTTAGTTTGGTTAGAGTACCTAAACAACTAAATTTTGATTACGCTGATAATAAAAAATCAACCAGTAACGAAAGAGAAAGTACAGTACCAGGTGAACAAGCTATAGTTGAAGATTATAATCTGTCTCCATACAACATTCCCCAAACAACAACAGGGAATCTTGCACAAGCAGTAGACGAAGGACCAGCGGCACAGGATCGTGATCTTTCACCATTGGAGCCCGCACTAGAAGGTCCAGATCAACAGGCATTACGGGGAGTAAATGAAACGGCTACTACCGAACCAATGACAGATCAAAACGAACCAGCACCATTTAACCCATTTAGGGGAGTGCCGTCAGGAGCTGATACTCCATCTCAACAAGGATCATTTGGACAATAATCAATGGCTATAGATCAAAGATCAGGTACTAAGGTAATAAGAAACTTACGTAAGGAGGATACTCCTGCTACCCGTGTTGATCCGCATCCATACGTCGGAATAGTTAAAAATAATCTAGACCCTACACGTAGTGGACGTGTGCAAGTATGGATCCCAGATTTAGGTGGCGTTGAAGATGAAAAACAAAACTGGCGGACTGTAGGATATGCCAGCCCATATATGGGATATACAACAAATCCCAACCTAAGCGATCAAAGCGACACTTTTACCAGTGTAACTAATACGTATGGCATGTGGATGGTGCCACCAGACATTGGGGTACACGTTATAGTAATATTCATAGCTGGAGATCCTCTAAGAGGGTATTGGACATCCTGTGTTAATCCTAATCTAAGTCATCACATGCTACCAGGACTGGCCGGCAGTACCAATGTACATCTAGGACCAAACCAATTTACCAGTAACGTTAATATTCCTGTTGCAGAATTCAATGAAAATAAAACTGAAAACGTAACTAACAGTGCGTTTTATAATCTAGCTAAACCAATACACACTCCGCAATACGATATATTAAAACAACAAGGATTAGATCTTGACAGTCTCCGCGGTGCGATATCTAGTAGCAGTCAAAGAGAAACTCCTAGTGCTGTGTTTGGAATCAGTACTCCTGGACGACCGTTAAACGACCCTGCAGAAGATCCAGATTATCTAACAAAATTAAACAACGACTCATTAGGTAGCGAGTTCCACAAAGTTAAAACACGTAAAGGTGGACATACTTTTGTACTAGATGACGGAACAACACTAGGTGCAGATCAGCTAGTAAGATTAAGAACTGCCACGGGACATCAGATAATGTTCCACGATACAAATGAGATGATATATCTATCACATGCCAATGGAGACAGTTGGATAGAGATGGATAAAAATGGCACCATATCAATGTATGCAAAAGGTGGCTATAATATAAGAAGTGAGCAAACTATAAACTTCCATAGCGACAAAAATATTAATTTTGATTCGGGTGGATCTATTAAATTACGTGCTGAGAATAAGCTAGAACTAGAAAGTCAAGAAACATCACTACTACAAAATAAGTTTTCATTGACAACAACAGGAACTACACAGTTCAAAGCAGGCGGGCAATTTAAAGTACAAGCTGATGCTAAGATATCAATCAAAGCTGGTGGCATATTAGCCCTAGAAGGAACACAGATACTACAAAATAGTGGTGGTACCGAAACTGTTGATCCTGTAAAAGTTATGAAAGAAAATAAACTAAAAGATACTACACTACAAAATGGTCTCTGGAGAGTAGGATCACAGACTCTAAACACTATTTGTACAACTGCACCAACACACGAACCATATCCAAGAGATCAACAAGCACAATTTTATAATCCTAACAACTCAAACAGCAAGCTTCTAGGACAACCAACATACGGTCCAGGCTTTGATGCTACAAAATCTACAGTAGGAACTGAAGTTACAGAACCTGCAGGAACGAAAGATCTTAGGAATCAACCAGAACCTGTAGGTAAAGTAGGAAATCTGTCAAAAGACCAATTGACATCATATATGGCACAGATAGGCAAGAGTGAAAGTAGTGGTAACTACTCTGCAGTCAATGAACTAGGCTATCTAGGAAAATATCAATTTGGATACCAAGCATTGATAGATGAAGGGTATATCAAATCATCTGTTACTAGTAACGGCCAAATGTCTAATGCTAATTCTTGGACTGGAAAAGACGGTATCACTAGCAAGGAAAGTTTCTTGGCTAACAAAACTATACAAGAAAGTACCATGGTTGGATATACTAAAAAGAATTATACTCAATTATTAAGCAACGGGACAGTAACACAAGATACCACAGTGGACGAAGTAGGTGGATTGTTAGCTGTTAGTCATCTATTAGGTGCAGGCGGTGCTAAAACTTGGAGAAATACCGGCGGCGGTGCTGATGCAAACGGAACAACTGGCGATACCTATTTCCAAAAAGGTAAATTTGCAGTTGCAGTTTTATCTCCACAATTACCAGCTGTGCAAGCAGGATAAATATTAATATGGCTATTATGTACAGAGGATTTTCAACAGTAGGGCGTACTCGCAAATTCCGTCTCACGGATTTTGAATTAGTAAAACAGGACCTAATTAATAATTTTTATATCCGTAAAGGTGAAAAATTAATGAATCCTGATTTTGGTACAATTATTTGGAACGTAGTACACGAGCCTCTTACAGAAGATCTAAAGAGTGTAATAGTTACAGATATCAAAACAATCGCTGGGTATGATCCTAGACTCAGTATTGACAATGTGATAGTAACAGAATACGATCAAGGAATACAAGTTGAACTACAATTACGTTACGTATTAACAGATCAAACTAATGTTATGAACTTACAGTTCGACAATCAAACTCAAACAATTACAGCTATATAATAAACATAGTACTTTATTAACCCTGATAAATACATTATACAGGGAAAAATTATATGGCAATTACCACAAGACAAAGCAGTTTACTAGTCGCAGAAGACTGGACTAAACTATATCAAACTTTCCGCAATGCTGACTTTCAAAGCTATGACTATGAGACTCTGAGAAAAAGCATGGTAGACTATCTCCGCTTATATTATCCGGAGGACTTTAATGACTTTATTGAATCAAGTGAATTTATCGCATTAATTGATCTATTAAGTTTCTTAGGGCAAAGTCTTGCATTTAGAGGTGACTTAAATGCTCGTGAAAATTTCATTGACACTGCACAGAGGCGCGACTCAGTATTAAAGTTAGCACGCCTAATATCATACAATCCTAAACGCAATATTCCAGCCAGTGGATTCCTTAAAGTAGATTCAGTGTCAACTACAGAAACTGTATTTGATTCAAACGGACTTAATCTTGCAGGGTTAGTGATTAATTGGACAGACAGTGCAAATGACAATTGGCAAGAACAATTTAATGCTGTTGTTAATGCTAGTCTTAATACCACACAGTCAGTGGGCAAGCCAAGTAACAGCCAAACAATTAATAATATATTAAACGAAGAATATCAGATCAATCAAGTACCAAGTTTAACAGCAGTGTACCCATTTAGTACTGCCATTGAAGGATCACAAATATCTTTTGAAATGATATCTCCAACATCAGCTGGAAAAACTTTTATATATGAAGTTGCACCACAACCTAACAGCAGTTTTAACTTATTATATAGGAATGATAATTTAGGAAACGGCAGTAACAATACTGGATACTTCACGTACTTTAAGCAAGGTGACTTACAAAGCATAGACATCACATTCTCTGAAAGTGTTCCTAATAGAGTGTATAGTCTGAATGTTGACAATATTAATAATTCAGATGTTTGGTTATATAAACTAGATGCAAATGGTAATTTTGATCAGTTATGGACAGCAGTACCTAGTGTTGGTGCTACAAATATCATTTATAATACTAGTACTGACAAAAACATTTATCAAGTAAACACACGTGCTGGCGATCAAGTTGATTTAATATTTGGCGACGGAAGTTTTGCAACAATGCCACAAGGTAGATTTAGATTGTATTATAGAACTAGCAACGGTTTAAATTACAAAGTGTCACCGGACGAAATGCGTGGAATAGTTATACCTATAAACTATGTTTCAAAAGATGGAAGAACAGAAACAATTAATATACGTGCTAGTCTACAATACACAGTAACTAATGCAACAGCCAGAGAAACTGTTGAAGAAGTAAGACAAAAAGCACCACAGCAGTACTACACACAAGATCGTATGGTAACAGGTGAAGACTATAATATACTACCGTACACATTGTTTAGTTCAGTGTTAAAAGTTAAAGCAGTTAATAGAACATCTAGTGGCATTTCAAGATACTTAGACGTGATTGACAGCACTGGAAAATATTCTAGCACAAACATATTCTGTCAGGATGGTATTCTTTATAAAGATGAAACCCTTGACACATTTAGTTTTAGTTATGTTACTACCAATGATATCTACAATGTAATTACTAATCAACTTACACCGATACTTACTAAAAAAGATACGCTACAGTTCTTCTATAGTAACTATGCACAAATTAATGTTTCAGATACTTTCTGGAATAAGTCATTGGATGACGCAGGGATTACAGGATATTTTTATGATGCGGCTGGAAATATATTACAGGTAGGACATTATGTCAGTGATGGCAAGAAATATATTAAACAAAGTGCTATTGTTAAATTCTCTGCAGGTAGTGGAAAGTACTTTGACGCACAGAACACAATACAAACAGGAACACCAAGTCAGTCTGGAGACAAGTATTTTATCTATGCTGAAATTATCGAAGTACTAGCAGACGGGACCAATGCTGGCGAAGGCAATTTAGAGAATGGATCAGGACCAATAACATTAAATCAGATAGTTCCAACAGGTGCTGAAGCTGTAAGAGTATTTCCAGTGTTTAATAATACGTTGACAACTGCTGTAACTACTAGCATGGTCGAATACATAGAAGCATTTAAAGACTTTGGACTACGATATGATGTGCTTACATCAGAATGGACTATAATTACTCCTGAAAACATGAACACTGGAGACTTTAGCCTAGCAAACGCAGGTAATACCAGTAGTTTAGGACTTGACAGTTCGTGGATAATCAGATTCCAAACAGTAGGACAAACATATTCAGTTTATTATAGAGGACTGCAATATGTTTTTGAAAGTGTTAAAGAAACTAACTTTTATTTTGATGACCAAGTTAAGATATTTGATACACGTACAGGTTTTGTTATACGGGATCAAATTAATGTATTAAAAATGAATTCAAACCCAGATGATGCTAGTGCATTGGCATTAGATTATCAATGGCACATATATGATAATGTTGTCGAAACAGATGGATACAGTAATCCTAACAAAGTATTAGTTACATATCCTGATGCCAACGACGATGGTGTTCCAGACAATCCAGAACTATTCGAAACGCTGGTAAGTCCTACTACACTAACAAATCAAAAATATGTCTATTTCCAAAATACTTTTGGATATGATAATTTTGTTATACAAACTCCGGTAAGCAATAGCTTGGTGGTTAGTACGTACGACAGCCTTGTTGCTCTTGAAACTGCAAAAACTCTTTTCCAAACTGGACAACTGTTTTATGTTCCAAGTACTAACACATTCTATCAACTAACTATAACAGGAGCAGTTTATACACTATCTGTAGTTACTGGTTACACTGCTAAAGTAGGACGTCAGGACATATATTTCCAGTACAGACATAGCTCACCAAACAATAGACGTATTGATCCGAGCCCAAATAACATTGTGGATTTGTATATACTAACTAAGTCATATGCCACAGAGTACCTTGCTTGGGTACAAGACACAACAGACACTGTGACAGAGCCTGTAGCACCTACACCAGAAGTGTTAGGTACAGATTATAGTACTTTAGAAAATTATAAAACAGTGTCAGACACAGTGATATATAATCCTGCTAAGTTCAAACCAATCTTTGGCAGTAAAGCAGAAGAATCATTACAAGCAACATTTAAAGTAGTAAAAAGTTACGGTGTGGTTGTCAGCGACAATGATGTAAAGACCAGTGTGATCGCGGCTATCAATACTTACTTTGATTTGAATAATTGGGACTTCGGAGAAACATTTTACTTTAGTGAACTGAGTGCGTATCTACATTCAGTACTAGCACCAAATATAGCTAGTGTAAGTATAGTTCCGAATAGTTCCACAGAAACATTTGGTAGTCTACTACAGATAAATGCAGAGTACAACGAAATAATTGTTAGTGCCGCAACAGTAGACAATGTACAAATTATTACAGCTATTACAGCCGCACAACTTAACCAAACTGTAACAGCTTAGTTGAATAATATCAAAAAGATGAGAACATAATGGCCGCAAGAAAAAGTATAAATTTACTACCTGGAGTATTTAGGACTGACGTTAACGAGAAGTTCCTGAATGCCACAGTGGACCAATTAGTCAGTGAGCCAAGCCTCACAGACCTTTATGGTTATATTGGTAGACAATTTGCACCAACTTTTAAGAAAGGCGATAGCTACATCACAGAAGAAACAACATTACGCCAGGACTATCAGTTAGAGCCAACTACAGTAATAAAAGATACCGAAGGTAACACAACATTCTTTGCTAGTTATTTAGATTTTCTTAATAAGGTCAAATATTACGGTGGATATACCGAAGACCAAAGTAGATTGTTTGCTAGTGAATACTATAGTTTTGACCCACAAGTGTCATTTGACAAGTTTGTAAACTTTGGTCAGTATTACTGGTTACCCAATGGCCCGAGTACGGTACAAGTAAACACAACTGGTGTTGAATTAATTAAAGATTATACAGTTAGTCGTAACGATAACCAAAATCAATATGATTTTACTTCATCTGGAGAACAAAATAATACATTGGTATTAGCCAGAGGAGGCACATATACGTTTGCAGTAGATCAATCAGCTGGTTTTTGGATACAAACAGAACTAGGTATAGACGGACTAGTTAATGTTACACCAACTATCTCTAGTAGAGCTGTATTAGGTGTAGAAAATAATGGTGCTACTACAGGTACAGTAACATTTACTGTGCCACAAGCAGACGCACAAGATAGATTCCTTTCACAAAATACGATAGCAACAGTTGACTATGCACTACCGTTACCATTCAGTAAAGTACAAAATAGATTACTAAGTGATTTCTTGGTAGAGTATCCACAGTTTGCTGGACTAGCTGGGCAATTAGATGGTAAGACAGCGGTGTTTGTAGAACAAGACACACTAACTAATGTAGAGAATGCTTGGACAGTAGCATACGAAAACAGCGGCGAGTCAGTTGAGTTTGATTTTGGTGAAACAGTTCCTCAAGGTAGTAGATATGGAGTATGGCAGATTCAATTGATTGCCAGCGGATCTGACAAACTTATTAATATATTCCCAACAACAGTTATTCCATTCGACAATAAAGTTTACATTAAGTCTGGTATAAATTTTGTAAACAAAGAATTTTATAAAGAGTTCACCGAGTTCCTTGAACCAGTTCCGGTTATCAGCAGTATACTAGATACTCTGTATATACAGGATAGTGATAGAGCAGATATCTACGCTAAAATTAAAATTGTAGACTTTAATAATTTTACCATTGACGTCGACACAGATATTTTAGGAGAGAATACATATACTAGTCCCAATGGAGTAGAATTTACTTCAGGACTAAAAATTAAATTCGACAGTGACGTTACTCCTACATCATATCAGGAAAAAACATACTATGTAGAAAATGTTGGTGAAGGAATCAGACTTGTTGACGAAACACTATTAGTAACTCCTGAAACATACAACGACGAAGTAGCTACTAATTATCCAATACAAAGGATAATGCTCACTAAAGCAACAACAGCAGAAATTACTGCAGGTACTGTAATCACAGTTGGTGATAATTCCATCGAAGTAAACACTGATATAGCCATCGGTGCAACAAAAATAACAACACTTGATTCAATATCCGCAGTTGAAAAAGGTCAGGTAGTTACAGGTACTGGAATACAATCAGCCACATTGGTGTATGATGCATTTGCAGATACTATATTCCCAGATTACATCACTATAAAAAGAGACGCACTTGATTTAAATGCATGGTCACGTAGTAATCGCTGGGTACATAGTGCAATCATCGAAGCTTCAGCAACTTATAACAACGAGGTATTAGTTCTTTCGCAAGACTTACGTGCTCAGCGTCCGATAGTACAGTTTGAAGGCGACTTGCAGTTATTCAATCACGGTCGTATTGGCAAAAGGCATGTCGACATAGTAGATACTCAAATTACAGACGCTTTTATAGAACTAGAAGGAAAAGTACTAACAACTGCTTTTGGAGTTACATTGTTTGACGGCATGAGAGTTTTATTTGCTAATGATAATGATCCTTTAGTAAGAAATAAAATATATAATCTTAATCTAGTTCAATATGAAGTTGATGCAGAAGGATTTCCAGAAGGCACATTTCATATCAAATTAACAAAAGCTGATGATGGTGATGGTCAAGAATGGGATTCAGTTGTAGTTGGGCTAGGTGCGTCTAAAGGTCATTCTTACTGGTATAACGGAACTGAATGGAAACTAGCACAACAAAAAACAGGCACACAACAAGATCCTTTGTTTGATGTTTATGATACTGCAGGCAAAAGTTTAAGTAATCTTGATTATTACCCACGTAGTAGTTTTGTAGGAACAAAATTATTTGGGTACGACAAGGGAACTACAGGAGTCAATGACAAGATATTAGGATTCCCATTAAACTACAGAAGTTTTAGTAGTCAAGGTGACATACTCTTTGCTAATTATTTCAACACTGATATATTTAATTATGTGGTTGGATTAGAAACTAAAAAAGTTAATGTAAACACCGGTTATCTGCAGAGCATACAAACTGACAGAACAACCAAACCTAAAAATACCTGGCAAACAGTCAATGAACCTAGTAGACAGTATCAGGTATTTGAGTTCGAATATACGGCCACTACTGATAATCCTTTTGCATTAGACATCACTCCTAAACAACAAGATACTCATGGATTTACAGACACTGTACCTTACGTTAAAGTTTATCAAAATCAAAAGATATTAAAACAAACACATTGGTCCATTAGTGCTACAAATAGAATAACTGTGTCAGCT